GGCTGTTGTCCGGGCTGTGCCGTCGGCTGTCCGGTCGGCTGCGGTGACGGCGCCGGCGAGCGTTGCTCGGTCGGTGCCGGCGCAGGCGCCGGTGACGGGTCGCCCAGTGCATGGTCGAATAGTTCACGGTCGGTGACGACGTTGTCACCACCACCATCGCCGCTTGGCGATGGCGTTCCAGCAGGTTGCGTGCTCATGGTCGGTTCCTTCGGCCGTATCGTGGCCACTACGGGGGAGCGTCCAATGTCGCCTGGACGATGCGATGCGGGCGATGGTGCGCGCCCGAGCGCCCGGCAGTTTCGTCGCCGGTTACGAAAGCAAATTGAGCAGCAGCTCGATGGCCTCGTCGTCGTCGTCCTCGTCGTCGGAGACGATCGCGCGGGTGACGGTCTTGCGCTGCGGCGGTGTCAGCCGTGCCGCGGTCATCAGCGCCGGCGCCTGCGGTGCCATGTCGATCAGAGACGTTTGCGGTGGTGTTGGTTGCTGCGGGGTCGGCGGCGGCAGCTCGGGAGCCGGTGTCGCGCGCACCAGCTCCAGCAGCTCCTCCAACTCGTCGCGCTTCTCCTTGCGCAGCTTGCGGGTGCGGTAGAGCGGCCCGGCGCGGCCGCCGGTGTAGCTGCCGATCGGCGCCGGCTCGCTGATGATGAAGGTGGCGGCGGTGCCGGTGATGACGTAGCTGCCCGGGCCGGCCGGCAGGATGACCGGGCCGGTCGAGGTGATGACGAAGCTCGCCGGCGATCCGGTGATCGTGTAGGCGCCGGCATCGGCCGCCAGGGTGCGGTTGTCGCTGATCGCGAACGTCGCCGCCGTGCCTGTCAGCGCATAGCTGCCGGCACCAGCTGCGAGGTAGTTGGCGATGACCAGCGTCGCCGGCTGGCCGGTGATCGTGTAAGCGCCGGCGCCTGCGGCGATCGTCGTGGTGACGCCGGCGATGAACGTGGCCGGTGTGCCGGTGATGGTGTAGGCGCCCGGATCGGTCGCCAGGACGACGTTGCCGCCGACGATGAAGGCTGCAGCCGAGCCGGTGATGGTGTAGGCGCCGGCGCCAGCCGGTAGCACTTGGTTCGCGGTGAAGACGAAGCTCGCCGCGGTACCTGTGATGGTGTAGGCGCCTGCAGCTGCTGTTTGTGTACGAACAAAAGCGGCGGCGGTGCCGGTGATGGTGTAGGCGCCTGCAGCTGCGACTTGCTTGCGCAGCAGCGCGGCCGCGGTGCCCGTGATGTTGTAAGCGCCCGCAGCCGCCACCTGCTTGCGCAGAAAGGCGGCCGACTGGCCGGTGATCGTGTAGCTGCCGGCGGCGGCAGGGAGCGTGGTGACCGCGCCGCCACTGATCGCGGCAAAGTAGGTGTCGAGGCGGGCCTTGAGGTTGGCGTTATCGGTCGCGTTCAGCCCGCCGCCGATCGAGGTAAAGGCCACCTGTCCGGTGCTGGGGTGGGCGAGCCCGCCGAGATAGTCGATGCCGCCGACGAATATCGGCGACATGCACAGCGCGAGCGATGCAGTCGTGTCCGAGATTATGCTTGAGCCGTTGTAATAGAAGGCACGCGCGTTCGATGCGGTTCGCGTCAGGACCGCAAGTCCAACGCTGGACGCCACCACTCCAGCTGCCGGCGTGTTATCGTTAGGACCGACGCCGAGTTGCCACCCTCCCGAGTAGTAGCCAATCTCGACGCCCTGCAGGGCATCGTAGTGGCCCATCAAGGCCCAGACCGGCGTCGGCGTCCCGGTCGACCACAGCGCAACGTGGGCGCTGTCCTTGGTGTAGGCCGCAGGCAGACTTCCGAGATCTAGGTAGCTGTTCGAGCCGTTGAAGGCGTAGCCGGCATCGACCGTGAACACTGGCGAGTTGACCGGCGTCGCGACGACCAGCGCCACCAGATCGATCAGCGCGCTTTGAGTATTTTCCGCTCGGTGCAGCCATAGCTCGGCGAGCTTGCTGCCGCCGAACAGGCCGTCGGCTTTGAGCCCGACAATAAGGTTGTCGACCGCGGTCTGCCGGCCGGCGCTGACCGTGCCACCGGCGGCAACAACAGCATTGACCCATGCCGTTGTTGCGGTGTCGACCATGGGATCACACTATGGTGAACAGCGTTGCGCCGAAGTCGAGCTGCAGCGTGTTGCCGGCGGTGACCGTGGTGGACGAGCCGTTGTCCCAGTACGCCACCAGCGGATCGGCCGGCGATGTCGGCGTGTCGTTGTAAAGCGCCGCATAGCGGAACGTGATCCCAGCACCCGAAGCAGTCCACGCCGCCGGGTCAGTGCCCACGACGGTGAGCGTGCCGCCGACCTGCGGGAAGCCGCTGATGGTGGTGGTGAGGCCGCCGGCGGTGTAGCCGTTGGCGGTGGCCAGCTCGGTGATCGCAGAGAGCGTCGCGTGCGCCGCCGATGGCGTGCCGTTCGACAACGCCACCTTGAAGGTGTGGGTTGAAAGGTTATGCACCGCCTTCGCGAGGTCTTCGACGAACTGATTGTATTTGGTGTAGGTCGCCATTTCAGTCTCCCAAGGTCAATTCCGCATCGATGATCTTGCCACGTGGATCGCGACGAATGACGGCCCTGCGCGGTTTCGACAGTTGCTGCAGCACGCCGTGATGCTGCTGCAAGGTTGCCAGCACGTCATCGAGCCGCCGATCGGGCTCGGGCTGCGGCTGCATCGCCAGCATGCGCCGCTGATGCTCGGCGTCGTTGACGGCCTGCTGCTGCTTGAGCTGCACCGTCTGCTCGGCCTTGAACAGCTCCAGCTGCACTTCGTGTTGCGCCTTGTCGCGCTCGATCGCCATCTCGTTCTGGGAGCGCTCGCGCTCGATCTGCAGCTGCGCCGCGGCCTCGGCGTTGGCGGTCTGTATCTTGGCCGCGCTCTCCTGCTGCGACACCGCCAGCTTGCCCTGGCTCTCCTGCTGCTGCAGCGCCAGCTTGGCCCTCGCCTCCTCGATCTTCGGGTCGGGTTGCTGCTGCTCGTTCTCGCCGGCGTCGCGGAATTTCTTCTTGATGTCGGCCGGCAGCGGTGACGTCTCGATCAGCACCTCCATCACTGCGCTCGCCTTCGCCGGCGAGAGCATCGGCGCCACCGCCGGCAGTGCCTGCGCGATCGCGTCGTAGGTGTCCTGCATCAAGGTCACCGTGTCGGGGCCCTCATCGAGGATGATGTCGACGTCCAGCTCGCCGATCGCGTTCGACAGCATCGGCATGCCGGTCGCCGGGTCGACCGAGATCAACTCGTTGATCTGCACGAATTGCGGCTCGCCCTGCGCGTCGGTGACCCTGATCCAGCGCTGGTTGGTCCAGTAGCGCTGCGCGGTGTGGAACAGCGAGCGATAGACGCGGACCTTCCAGGCCCGCAGGTTGAGCATGTAGGGCCCTAACTCGGCGATGCCGGCCTGCTGCACCAGCGCGATGGCGCGGCCGCTCGAGCCCGCGTTCAGGCCTTGCTGGCCGCCGGCGAGCGCCGGGTTGGGACCGAAGTTCTCGATCTCCTGCGCGGCGTCGCGCATGAACTCCAGCTGGCCCATGACCGCGGCCTGCTTGGCCTGATCATCGAACCTGATGTCGTCCAGGCTGTTGTTGACCAGTACGATGCCGTCGGCGCGAGCTGCTTCGCGTCGCATCGCCTCGACGTTGCCGTCGGCGATCGCGGCCTTGGTGGCGATGATGCGGCGGTTGTTCAGCTCGTGCAGGCCCTTCGATCGGCGCTGGTTCACCTCGTCCTGCGCGCTCTGCAGGTTGCGCGGGAAGCCGTAGCGGTCGCCGTCGTGATCGACCTGCGAGGAGAACATCAGGTACTTGCAAAACTCCTTGCCGTCGTCATCGAAGAACGGCGAGGTGCCTTGCTTGAGGATCTTGGAGCCGGTGAACAGCGCCCAGCGCCAGCCGCCCTTCGATTTGTACCAGATGTCGACCAGCCGCACCTGCTTGAAGTCGCCGTCGGTCTGAAACCATTTCACGTCGCGAGCGTCGGAAAAGTCGTGCTTGAACGAGCGCGGGTCGTAAAAAAACCCGTCGTTGTCGACGGGTCGGAAGATCACATCGTAGTCGGGCTCCATGGGTGGACCGCCGTTATGGCCCATACCCGGCCCGCCACCGCTCTGCCGCGCCGGTGGTCGCGTCTTGAGGTCAAGCTCGATGCCGGCGAGGCCGTCGACCGCCGCCATCTCGGCAATCAGCGGCGAGATTTCGTTCCAGTGGTTGGCGTCCATCAGATAGCGCAGCACCGCGGTGGCGAGGTCG